AGATATTAACATCTCTTTAACCGGTCTTTGGTTTAGGATGAATGATAAGATTCAAAGATTAAAACAAATGGTAGTACAAGGTAAGAAAGATGAGGTTGGAGAGGCAATCGAAGATTCATATCAAGACCTATCAGTTTATGGAATCATTGCTCAGATAGTTAGTAATGGTAAGTGGGCAAAATAATTCACTTTTTGCTTGTATAATCAAAATATTTTTCGTATATTTACATAGTAAATTAAATTAGCATATTGTTAATAAAAAACCAAAAAGATTCGGTGGTTTTTGAGGTTCTATTATATTTATATATACACCGAGTGTTAATAAGTTTATCACTCAAAACTTAAACTTAAACAATTAAATTAATTAAAACTAAAAGGTAAAATTATGGCTTTAGACATTAACGCAATCAGAGGTAGACTGAACAAACTACAAAACACACAAAGGAAATCAGACTCATTATGGAAACCAACACCTGGTAAGCACCAAGTGAGAATCGTTCCTTACAAATTCAATCAAGATAATCCTTTCATTGAATTGTACTTTCACTACAACATTAACAACAAAACTTATTTATCACCACAATCATTTGGTAGACCAGACCCTATTGTAGAGTTTGCGGATAAACTAAAAAGAATGGGAGATAAAGAAGATTGGAAAGCAGCAAAGGCTATGGAGCCTAAGTTGAGAACTTTCGTACCTGTTGTTGTAAGAGGTGAAGAAGGTGAAGGAGTTAGATTTTGGGGATTTGGTAAAACTGTATATCAAGAAATCTTAGGTTACATTGCTGACCCTGATTATGGAGATATTACAGACCCTACAAGTGGTAGAGATTTAACAATCGAGTACAAATCAGCTGAAGAAGCAGGTACTTCATATCCTACAACTACAATTAGAGTAAAACCAAGTGAAACTGCAGTTTCAGAAGATGCTACAAGAGCAACTTCTTTTATAGAAACACAAACTGAAATTACAGATTTATATTCTGAATTATCTTATGATGAATTAAAATCAGTATTAGAAGGTTGGTTAAATCCAACTGCAGAAGGTGAATCTGAATCAAAAAATGAATCAGTATCCCAATCAACACTTTCAACTGAAACTAAAAGTGAACCAGTAGCTCAACCTACAACTTCAGATTCAAAGAAAACTGATGATGTGGCGGCTGCATTTGATGACTTATTTAACAACTAAACCAAACTAAATGGCGAAAAAGAAAGCAAAAGAGCTTGACTTGGCAGATATTCTGGCGGGTGAACTTAACAAACAATCCAAAGACCAAAAAGTTGCATTCTTCTTAAATGAAGATGAAGCTCCTACAAATGTAGAAGGGTGGATATCGACTGGATGTGCTATGTTGGATGTGGCTATCTCCAATCGTCCTTATGGTGGTTTACCTGTTGGTAGAATAACAGAAGTTACAGGTTTGGAACAAAGTGGAAAATCATTACTATCGGCACACCTCCTTGCAGAAACACAAAAGCAAGGTGGTGTTGCTGTATTGATTGATACAGAAACTGCAGTAAGTAGAGAATTTTTAGAGGCAATCGGTGTTGACGTCTCTAAACTTCTTTATGTATCAGCAGATTCAGTTGAACAAATCTTTGATTTTACTGAAACTATCATTGAGAAAGTTAGAGAAACATCTAAAGATAAAATTGTAACTATCGTAGTAGATTCAGTTGCAGCAGCATCAACCAAAACAGAACTAGCGGCTGATTATGGTAAAGATGGATATGCTACTGATAAAGCTATTATTATCTCGAAGGCGATGAGAAAGATTACCAATATGATTGGTAGACAGAAAATCTCATTAGTATTCACTAACCAACTTAGACAAAAGATGAATGCCATGCCATTCGGTGACCCATGGACTACAAGTGGTGGAAAAGCTCTTGCTTTCCATGCATCTGTAAGATTGAGGTTGAAAGGTATGGGACAAATCAAAATGAAGGTAAACGGCAACGATAAGGTTGTTGGAATCAAAGTTCGATGTCAAATAGTAAAGAACAGAATGGGCCCACCATTAAGAGCGGCTGATTTTGAAATTTACTTTGATAGAGGAATTGATAACTATGGTTCATGGCTAAAAGTTATGAAAGAAAACAAAATGGTAACCCAAAGTGGAGCTTGGTATAAGTATGTTGATACTGAAACCGGTGAAGAGATTAAATTTCAATCTAAAGATTGGGTAGAACTTATGGAAGATAGAGAAGAAGTTCGAGAACAAATCTATAAAAAGATTTGTGAAGAATCTATCTTACAGTATAAATCCGATACATTAGATATCGATAAAATGGAAATCGATACTGAAGTACCAGAATAAACTATAAAATTATGAGCAAATTAATTATAATGTTGAGAAAATCTGCTGAGGCTGATAAAGCCAAAGCACTTTTATCTCTAGATTTATTAGATAAGAAGGCCGTTGGTATTGGAGACCATTCGACAGAAGATTTTTATAAAAATGCTGAAGAGGCACTTTTATTATTAGCTGAATCTCAAGATAGATTAGAAGCAATAGATATCTACTTAAACGAATCATCCAATAACAAAGAACTTCTTACATGAAAAAACTTTACAAAAACATATTAGAGTCAGTTGAGATTGACAGAACCCAAAATATCAATAGACACAAGAATTCTCGTGTATTAATTATTGATGGGTTAAATACATTTATCAGATGTTGGTCATCCATTCCTACAATGAATGATGATGGTGACCATGTTGGTGGAGTGACTGGAGCATTGAAATCTATTGGATATGCAATCAGACAAACTCAACCGACTCGTGTAGTTGTAGTTTTTGATGGAAAGGGAGGTTCAACCTCTCGTAAAAAGAAATTTGGTGGTTATAAAGCACAGAGAGATAAAAACAAACTCAGAGTAAATCGAGCATATGCTGATTTAATGAACGATGAGGATGAAAGAGAATCTATGAAAAGACAATTCGTTTGGTTAAACGAGATGTTAGATGGATTACCTCTCACAACTATGATATATGATGGTGTTGAAGCCGATGATATCATGGCTTATATAACCACAAATCTTCTTAAAGAAGATGAACAAGCAGTACTAATGTCAACTGATAAGGATTTCCTTCAGTTAGTTGATGATACAACCATTGTTTGGTCACCTACCAAAAAGAAAATGTACAATAAATCTTTAGTAAAAGAAGAGTACGGAATAGAGTCAAAAAACCTTTTGTTATATAGAGTTCTAGATGGAGATAAATCAGATAATATACCTGGTGTTTATGGATGTGGAATCAAAACTTTAGTAAAGAGATTTCCTGAAATAACAGGTGAAGATACAATATCAGTAGATGATTTGTTAAACTTAGCAGAACAGAAGATAGAAGAAACAAAAGGAAAAATAAAAATATACAAAGATATTATAAATTCAAAAAATCAAATACTCCTTAATAGAGAATTAATGCAATTAGATGATGTTGATATATCAGGTACCATAAAAATGAATACCTTAGATAGATTCAATCAAGAAATCACACCACTTAGTAAAATGGATTTCATGAAACTTCTATTAAAATATAAAGTTGTAAATAACTTTGGAGATATAAATGATTGGTTAAAAACCACTTTTGGAAATTTAATTACAAAATAATTTGGAAAATATAAATATTTTTCGTATATTTGTATCAGTTATAAAAAAGAGTCAATGGCAGAACAAATAGATACATTATCAAAATATGGGCAATCCTTTCAATCAAAGGTAGTATCTGCTCTTGTTACAGATAATAAATTTCTTGATGTTATAAGTGAAATCACTAATCCAAAGTTCTTTGAGAACGATGCAAATAAATGGATTATAAGTGAAATAATTGAATATCATAACGAATATAGAAAACCTCCCACCCTAGATGTATTCAAATCTGAATTATCAAAAATAGATAACGATATATTAAAGAAAACTGTTGTAGAACAATTACGACATGTCTTTACTAATATTGGTAATGTTGATTTAGATTACATCAAAAATGAATTTAGGGAGTTCTGTATTAATCAAAATCTTAAAGGTGTAATACTACGTTCAGTTGATTTACTCAAAGCTGGTTCTTATGATAGAATCAAAGATGAAGTAGATGCTGCAATGAAGGTTGGGAATGAAACCAACTTAGGTATGGATTATATCGAAGATTTTGATGAAAGAACAGAAGATTTGAAAAGAACAACAGTTGCAACAAAATGGAATCCAATCAATGATTTAATGGATGGTGGATTGGGACCAGGTGAACTTGGAGTAGTTGTAGCACCTTCGGGTGTAGGAAAAACATGGATTCTCACCGCTATCGGTGCAGAAGCTGTTCGGAAAGGTTTGAGTGTGGTACATTATACAATGGAATTATCAGAACACTACGTTGGTGCAAGATATGATACTGTATTTACAGGTATTCCCTCAGCAGATTTGAAGGTCAAGAAGGAAGAAGTTAAAGGCAAAATTAAAAATCTTCAAGGAAGATTACTTATTAAGTATTTTCCGCCAAAAGGTGTTACGGTAAAAAAGTTACAACAACATATCGAGAAGATGGTTACGTTAGATAACAAACCGGATGTTATCATAATTGATTACGCCGACTTACTACTCTCCCATTCTAATAAGTCAGACTCTACTTATAAAGAACAAGGAGGTGTCTATATTGACCTAAGAGGTATGAGTGGGGAACTCGAAATACCTGTATGGACTGCATCTCAAACCAACCGTTCAGCAATTGATTCCGAAGTTATCGAAGCAGATAAGATTGCAGATTCATATGCAAAAGTAATGAACGCAGATTTCATTATGAGTTGGAGTAGAAAATCAAAAGATAAGTTGAACAACACTGCAAGAGCCCATGTTATGAAAAACAGATTCGGACCAGATGGGATTACATTCCCTTGTAAGATGGATACGAATACAGGTTACATTGAAGTGTATGATGGAACATCACCAGATGGTGTGATTGCACAGAAAGAAGCTGCAAGTGGTCAATTAGAAACCAAGAAGCTTTTACATAAGAAATATGTAGAAAATATGGGGTAAGTATATCAAAAAATTATACCACCCCTAAGAATAAAATTAAGTTAATATAACAAAATAGAAAAGTTAAAAAATAATATAAGATTTCTATTACGTTTTTTAATATATATGATAATTATAAACACCGACCTTTAAGGTCATTTTAATAACTAAATAAATAAGGAATAAATTTTATGGCAAATTCACAAGAAATTTTCGAAAACATTAGCGAGTTATATACTCAATTCGAATCAGAACACAATGGCACTACTAAAGCTGCTAAATCAAGAGCTAGAAAAGCAATTGGTGAAATTAAGAAACTTGTAACCGATTATAGAAAAGCTTCAGTAGAAGAATCAAAATAATTAGGTTATATCATGAGCAAACTATTTCAAGAAAGAATTCCTTTCAAACCTTTCGAATATCCAATCTACTATACAGAAGGTTGGTTAAAACAAGCACAAGCATTTTGGTTACATACAGAAATCCCAATGCAGGGTGATGTTAAAGATTGGAATGAAAGATTAACACCTGCTGAGAAAAACTTAGTGGGGAATATTCTACTTGGTTTTGCTCAAACTGAATGTGCAGTTTCTGATTATTGGACTAATATGGTTACCGATTGGTTTCCTAAACATGAGATAAGACAGATGGCGATGATGTTTGGTTCACAAGAAACAATTCATGCTA